TCAGTTTCCACCACGGTAATCTTCAACGTCACCCCTTTTTTTTCTATGCAAAGCCTCACTCATCAAGCTTAACTCCTTAACATAATCCATCAAAGCCAACCGCACCGCTTCACTCTCACTAGTACCCAGTCTCGTCGCTAACTCGACAAGAATTTCACGCTGCTCACGGCTTAAAACCACTTTAACCACAACTTTCCTAGCCATACACTTCACACTTTTCTTAACTCAACCCACAGGAAGGTCACACGTTGGTCTCTCCACGGGCAAACCGGTTGTACAATTCGACTTTTTGGTTTCCACCTATATTAGTGAAGTATCAGACGTGTGAGGTCAAATAGAAAATGCCATGGGAAACCACAGAAAAATACATTCAAAGCGGGCACAGGCCCCTTGAAAACTTCAAACAAGACACCCTAAAAACCATCACAATTGACGAGGAAGCTGGAATCCAAGCCGTAATGGGCAAACCTAAAGACCAAGACGCCATGGAAATCCAAAGCTACCTTTTCCAAATAGGCAAGGGCTGGACCATCCAGAAGGCCCAAGAATGGTTCAAAAAACACAACACTGCAAAAGAACACATTTACGCGGTACTCCCTTTTGTTGTGGCCGAAAAAGTAGTTGACAAACCCTTGAAAATAAGCGGCTTAGCAATGACTGCCGGCATAAGCCGAAACTTTAACATTTACACACCTACAGAACTGCAGTCTTTCGCCGGGAAATTGGTCGATGCCCCCGTTTACATGGAGCATGTTACCGCCATGAACGCTGTAGGTAAAGTAACCCGAACCGACTGGGATGGTCATAACCTTCTGTATGAAGCAGAAATTTATGACGAAGAAACCGCCGCCAAAATCCGCAAAGGACTAATTAGACACGTTAGTGTAGGCGCGGACTATGAGTCAGTGGATTTAGTTAACGGCAAAGTGCCCCATGGTCTCTTTAATGCTGAAATGAGCCTTGTCGCCGTTCCAGGCATAGCTGAAACAAACATCCAAATTATTGAAAAACTAGACGTCAAAGAGCAAACTTTTGAGCCTACAGTTGCTGGCGAGTTTCTGCTAGGGTACTATCAGGATGCTAAAGTCTTCATTCCTGAGTTATTCAGAACTGTTTGGCTGGACCGAGAAAACGGCGTTTTAGCAGTAATGGGAACACCATGTCAGCAACCGACAAGTCAACGGGCAATGGCAATTTTCTTTTCAAAACAAAAAATGTGGGACCAAGCCAAGGCCAAAGATTGGCTTTCGCTTCACCCAGACTACATGGCTCCAGCAGCTCAACCCCCTCAAGCAAGTAGTTTCAGTGTTGAAGGTCTCATCCAAAAACCTCACGAAAAAACAATACCAATCAGTCAAGCTGTGAAGCTCATCGAACAAGTTCTGCCTAATCCATTGGTTCAACGCAGTTGGAGCCTTGGACCGCAACGAATGTGCCAAGAACTTCGGCGGACAATTTTGAAACTTCACAGTTTGCAGGACAGTCACGAAATGACCGCGAGTAGCTAAGGATGAACTTGGTGAAAACGAAAAAACAAGGAATGAAAAACTATGACTGATTTAACCGCTAAAAGCTGGATGGCAATAGGCGAAACAGACGACCCAAACGCCATAATCGAATCATACGAAGCTGCCGCAAACATCGTTAAAGGCGACCCAGTTTACTTAAGCGCTGACCACAAAGTCTCCTCAGCAGCAGCCGCCCAAAACTGTATCGGAATCGCAGTAAAAGGCGTCGCGCAAGGAGAACAATGTCCAGTGCTGATTAGTGGACGTGTTAAGGTTAAAGCTGGCGGAGCAATCGTTCGAGGCAGAGCAGTTTACGGTGCAGACAGCTCAAAACGTGTCTTAGAAATGACTGACCAAACTGTAAACGAATCTGGTTCAGCAAGCTACACTGTTTACTTTAACCGCAGACTCGGAACAGCTCTTGAAACAACCGCAGCAGCCAACGATTTGCTGTTCATTCAAATCTAAGGTGAAAAACATGAAACCTAGACTTTTTGAATCCCTAATCAGTAAGGACGGCGAATTCACGGAGCACGTTGAAACCTTAAAACACAAAATTAACGTGCACCCTTTTCTGAAACGCTACTGCGAAGTCGGCGTAAAAGAGGGCCTTTTCAGTGATACTGTTTCCGCTTTAGGCCGAATGCATGACACCCTTGTGCAAGCTGCTTACCCCGAAATGATTGGCAGAGGAATCATCACTGTTATGCCTACAAACGAAGCCATTGAACGCTTCCCGCTAGATGAAAAAGCAACAGCATACCAGTACGCTGAAGGTGCAGCCACACGCCTAAGCTCAACCAAAAACACCACTGTCGATGTCTACACGAACATTCTTGCAGAAGCTTCCGAAGAGTGGACACGGGAGTTTCTTGAAGACGCCACCTGGAACGTAATGGATCAAATGGTTGAAAAAGTAGGTCGAGCACTTGGCGAAGAAGAAACCAACCGAATCATTTCACTTTACGGCGCCATTGCAGATGAAGACTTAGCAGGTGGAGCCGCAATAAGCCAATCCAGTGCCGCAATGAACTGGGCTGCAGTTGTTAAACTGCACAATGCTGTCCGTTCAGAAAACTGGAAACCAACAGTTTTGGCAGTAAACGAAACGCAACTACACCAGTTACTGAACGATGACAAGTTCATTCACGCCCAATACTTGCCTTCAGGACAAACCGACCTTGACCAAGCAACCGTTGCAAGCGTGCTGGGCATGAAAGTTCAAGCAAGCTCTCTTGTTCCAAACGGTACCGCCTACGCTATCGACACCCGAGTCGCCTCCGTTATGCTGCTAAGACGTGACGTAACCGTGGAAGACTGGGAAGACATCAAAAACGGCAAATACGGCGTAAGAGCCACCACCCGATTCGGCATTGGCGTTCTGAAAAGCAAAGCCATCGCAAAAATGACCAACATAGCAACCACTTTGACCTAAAACCTGATGATTAATGATGGCAAGATATGAAGGCAAATGCAGCAACTGCGGAAAAACTCACAGCAGCCCCCATAAAGGCAACATCATAACCTGCGACTGCTACGAACACTGTCCAATATGCGGCGCCGAAATGCTTGCCTACACGCCTGACCTTGCCGCCAACACCTACAGTTTTGACGGTCACCGTGACCTTGCAGTTTTGATGGTTTGTACCAACCATTTTCCCATATTTTTTAGCACACTAAAACCTGTAGAGGTTGTTTGTACATGAGACGTTTAAACGATAGAATGGATTTAGCAAAAACAGTACTAAAAGAACTCAATAAAGAGCAGCTTTCACGCACTGAACTTGAAAACCGAACCGTCCGCAAAAGAGGCACACACGCCATGTTTGAAGGAATCTTCAGGTACCTAGTTCAGGGCGGCTACATAGAAAAAAGCGAACAAAAACACCGTTCAAACTACAAAGTAACAGAAAAAGGCGCCAAACTTTTGGAGGCAATCTAATGAAGCCCAGCCTGCAAAAGCTCATGGAGGCTCTTACGTCGAAAACCAAAAGTGGTTACGCCTCACCAAACCGTGCCATAGTATACGAAACGCCCTGCTTGCCTTTGGAGGACGTGGTTAAACTTTACGAGCGTGACCCAACCTGCAAATCAAGCGTAGATTTACTCGCAGCTTCAGCAGTAGGCTCCGGGTTCTACACAACCGTAAATGACACATACGAAAAAGCCGCTCAAGCCAAAAAAGTCGTTGACAACTTTAACGAGAACACCAATTTGGACGCGCTTCTCTGTGACATGGCGCGCATGCTTGTTGCCTGCGGAAACGATTTCTGGCTTAAACTAGCCCCTGAAAACCTGCAAGAACTTCACCGGTTACCAGTGGACGCAGTTGAAAGGATCCATCAAACTTACCTCGAAGATAAAACCCTTAAAATTCCATACAAAACTGAAAGCTACAAGCTGCGGGCAAATTACGGCGGCGAAAACCTTGTCCAAGAAGCAGTTATTCATTGGCGAATAAACTGCCTTGACTATTCAGGTTACGGCACAGGCGTTTTGCAGGTGCTTTTGCATTCGTTAACTTTTCAGTCAGAAAAACGTCCCGCTTTTGGGTTGATGAAAGCAAAAATCGAAAAAATTATGCCAAAAATTTTCGAGAAATACGCTGGACCCGATGTTTTAGCGTTGCTGGAGCGGGCTGATGAGGACACGATTCAAAAGTTTCAGCAGGCCATAAAAAACCGCAGTGACGAAGGCGCGTGGCTTTTCTTTAACGGCAAAGGCGATATTCGACCGGTAACGCTTGACCCGCGGGCGCGTTTTGAATATTACGTTGACCACATTATTAACCAGTTTTACCTTGGCTGCGAAACTCCCCTGCCCCGACTGTTTAGCACGCCGGGTTTTACTGAGGCTTCAGCAAACGCTGCTTTAGAGCTTCAAAACATGCTGATTAGACCAGTTCAAAGATACATTAAACGTCAAGTTGAACGGGAAATATTCAATCCGCTTCTTACGCAAGCTGGATTGGACCCTTCAAGGGCACAGGTGCGACTAAACTGGAGCGCCCTTAAAACCCAAGAAGTAAGCATGACTGACATTTTGAAGGCTGCAGAACAAGGCTTAATTCGGCAAGAAGAGTTCCGCAAAAACGCAGTCAAATTAGGCTGGCAACTCTGGGAAAACCAAACTACCAACGCAGGGAGGGGCGTGTAACCGTGGAAGTTGCTTACGGCAGGTATGAAGAAGCCTACAAGGCAATTCACAGCGCGTTAATGTCTATTACTTGTCCGCCCCCTGGACGAAAACTAACCAAACTCGGCTTCACATGGAACACCGACGGCACCCTATCTACACTCAAAGCCTACGACGGCGTTGACGAGTTGTTCACTTTAACATTTACTTGGAATCTTGAGGGAACCCTCAGAGAGGTTGCTCGAACATAGCTGACTTGTGCAGTTAAGCGAGAAACAACAAAAATTTGGAGATGCAATGTTTGGAGAAAACAAACGAGAGAATCGCTTGGAAAGCTAAATGGAGAATTGACAAGTTTCAAGACTCAAACGGTGAAGTTGCAAGGGCACTGCAGCAGGGTTTACCGACTGAAACAGCAGTAAACTTGTACGGTAACGTGTTTGTTGGTACCGAAAAATTTGACTGCAACATAGCGTTAAACGAGGGATTACAGGAGCTTATTGACATTATTTGTGGTCTTGGAACCCCAACCAAGTGGGATGCAAGCAACGCAAGACTCGGAGTAGGCGACAGCAGTACAACCGAAACCGCAACACAGACAGGACTGCAGGCTTCAACAAATAAGACGTTTAAGGCGATGGATTCTGGGTATCCGCAACGTACCAATCAAACCGTTGAATGGCGAAGCACTTTTGGAAGTGACGAAGCAAATTACGCTTGGGAAGAATACACTGTTGTTAACGCGGCCAGTGATGCAGGCAAAAATTTGAACCGGAAAACAGCAAGCAAAGGCACTAAAGCTTCCGGTGAAACTTGGACACTTAATTTACAGATAACATTCAGTTAGTCGAGGTAACCTTGTTTTCATTTTTTCTTTTTTGACGAAATTCTGGTGAGTTGTTTTGACTCAACTTTTTAGTGATGGCTTTGAAAGTGGCTCTTTGAGTGCTTGGACATCAGTGGTTGGTTCGCCTTCTGTTTCTTCAAGTCAAAGGCACCACGGCTCTTATTCATTGTATTGTCCGGGGACGACTGCAGGGTATGTAATTAAAACTTTAAACTCTTCAAATGATGTTTTCTTTCGATTCTACATCAGGTTAAACGGTTCCTATAGCGATTTTATTTGTTTAGCCAGTTTATCATGTTCTGATCAAGGCGAAATTATTGTTGGCGTGTTTAACAATCAATTGTTTTTGAGGAACATGACAAACTTCTTATTTTATTGGGGTCCAACTGTGGTGGTTGACCAATGGTACTGTTTAGAAGTTGAAAGAAAACCTGGTTCAGGCAACGCTGTAGCTAAACTATGGGTGAACGGTGCCTTATCTGTTAATCAAACAGCATTAACTTTTTCTGGAAACACAGACACCGCTAAACTTGGCGAAATTTCCGTTTCTTCAAGTGTAAGCGCGTATTTTGATTGTGTTGTTATTTCTGAAGCGTATGTTGGCCCAGAAATGAGTAGCTCCTTACAAACCGTAACAGATGCCATTCAAGGTTCTGACGTTCTTATTCGACATAAAACTGTTCTACCTGTAATTGATGTGTGTGAATTGGACGATGAAAAGTTTATCAACAAAACGCTGATTTTGGCAGATTACTTTTACTCTGAAGATTCCATATCGGGGACCTTTAAAACAGCAATTTTGGTTTCTGATGGCGTTACTGTTTTTGATTTGGTGTTTGTTGATAAGAATTTGATTGTTTCTGAGTCTGTTGACGTTTCTGAAATGGTTGAGTCTGGTTTACAGGTGCGAAGGAAAACGCGGCTTTTTCTGGTTTTAGGCGATTTGGCAATTCAGCTTAACAGTGACTAAGCCTGATTCATACACGTTTTTTTCTATGTTTATTTTTGTATTTACGATTTAATGTGATTATTTTGCTGCGTTTTTTAAGCTTAGTTTCTATTGATGTCGATTTTTTTACGTTTAATTTGTTAATGGTTTATGAATTGGGTTTTTTATTGCCAAAATTGTTTAAATTGGGCTTATTGGCTTAATTGCAGTTGAGGTTGAGCCTGTATGGCAAACGTATCATTAAGTGATGTTCGAGACACAATCAACGTAGACGAAACCGACATTCCAGACGTTAAACTTCAAAAAATGATTAACAGAGCCGCAACAACACTAACGCTTGAATTAAAAAAACCCATAAACCCTGAAGACTGCACAGAACCCGAAAAAGAATTCATCATTCTATTGTCGGCTATTTACGCGATTTGTTATTTAACTGGTGGATCTGCGGTAGGCTTAAACTTCAGCGTTGGAGACCAAAACGTTTCAGTAACCGACAGAATGCCCCCACTTATAGTGCTCCAAGGCGAACTTGAACGAATCCTCTCAGCCCTAAAACAGCCCACCCTTAGGAGTGCATAAAAGTGCCGGTTCCCGAAGCATACTACAATTTCGTTATGGACTATGCCCCTTACCTGTATGTTACACCAAATGTTGGTCCAGATTATACTTGGGGAAAAGCTGCTTTCGCAGGCGCATTTGCAGTTGATTTTCTTTACGAAGCCTATTTTGATGACCAGTTTGACGGTTCCAGCGGTGAAATTGAAGCAAAAATCATTCAACTCGCAGACTGGATTTTAACCCAACAAAACATGGACAGCGAAAATCAAGCGTACGGCGGCTTCAAAAGCACAGAAACCAGCACCAGCTACTACAGCGTTGATGCCGCAAGAACCCTACCCGCCCTGCTGAAGGCTTACGAGTTAACAAGCACCACAGCATATCTGGATGGCGCAAAACTGGCTGCCACTTTCTTGTATAACATGCAGCATCGCCCCAGCGTAATTGGCGCACATAATCAGTATTATGGCGGGTTTGCTCGGGCTGTAGATGCTTCGGGTGTTTGGCAGCCTCAGATGGATATTGAAACCGTTTACGGCTTAATCGGTTTAAAAATGCTATGCGAGGTTGACTCTTCCAATCAAGTCTTATATGAGTCGATGATTGCGGATGCTGTCCAGTTTTACCGTCAAGGCTTCGAGGGGCTATACTTGTTTTTTGACCCTTTACCGTTTGGTGATAGTAACTGGCACCGCGTCGGCTTAAATGATGACACAGTCTATGATGACTCTTTAGCTTACGCCTTACTGGGACTCTACCAAAACGAAGGCTACAGCCCAACAGTCCAAAAAACCTACGAAGCCCTAAACAATGTCGGGCCTTCACCACTTTACCCCGCATACAACCCCGCCATCTGCTGGGCGGGATACCTAAACGTAGCCACAAAATCCGTAGCCTGCGATTACTATGATGGAGTCACTTCCGGCATTTTAGGTAAAATCAGGAAAAGTCATGACAAAATAAGCTACGACTTCAGCGTCAAAACAATAGTTGCTCATCCTGACCAATTCATGTATTGGGGCGCCAAACACGCTGATTTTGGTTATCTTGAAAACTCGTATGCAATGGCAACTGTATGCTGGATAGGTGAACTGCTAATTGGTTATGAGCCTCCAACGACTCGGTTCACGCAGATTCTGAACGCTAAAGGCGAAAACCTGACACTTCGACCAATCGTGCAGGCTGGAGAAACCTGTCAATACGGTGTAGCGGTAGATTTCCAGGCAATTGTTTTGCCTGTCAAGGTTGAAGAAATCTTGATTGAACCCGGCTACTTGGTAAACGATTATTTGACCCTGCACACTTTCACCCCAATCCGCCGTCACGACAAAATCTGCAGAAAAGGCGCAGACTACGAAGTTTTGAGCGTTCAAGCTTTCAGTTTTAGAAATCAAACTGTTTTTCTAAAAGCTGCTCTTAGGAGGCTGCAAAACTGATGAGTGAAATAGAAGACGCCCAAACAACCCTTGCACGCCTCTTAAAGCATAACATTAGGGTGGTAAAAGACAATGGTGCCTTAGCCAACATAAATGTGGGCGACGAGTTTCAGCAAGTTGACGCCTTAAAAGGCTACGATGGACAAGTCACAGTTGCCTTAGCTGAAAGCGTTGACCAGAAACTTGAGCTTAGCGGCACAACCCGCAAACGCACCCAAACCCTAAGAGTCAACGTTTGGGCAACAGATTTTTCACACTCAGAAAATGCCCGTTCAATGCGCAACAAACTGGTTGAAGAAGTAAACCGTGTTATCCGTCAAAACAGAAGCCTACCCAACCAGACTCGTTACGATTTTGTCGGATGTGGAGCTGGCGGACAAACCTGCAAGGCTTATCAAGGCACCGCTGAACATGCACCAGGTGATAATTCATGGGTTGAGCTTTCCAGTTATGGATACCAGCAATTATGGTACAGCGATGATACCCGTTACCAACTAAGCAGCAGCCAGAACGGTGAATACGCCGTTTTACTGTTAGGCTTCAAACTGGAAAGCCGAAGGCGTACCGTCCAAAAAATAGTTTTAACATTTGAAGGGTATGGGACTTCTCCAAGCGGCGACAGCATCACCATCAAAGTCTGGAATAATGCCGCGTCGGCTTGGCAGAATCAGCGAACACAAGATGGAAACCAGCAGGACCACACAGCAACACTAACCTTAACGGACGACTTAGTCGACAGAGTAGATGCCAATGGTTACGTTTGGGTGCTTGCCAGAAACACTTACGCAAGTAACGGGTCAATACCTTCCGTTCTGTTTGCTGATTACGCTTCATGCACCATAACCGTTAACGGTGTAACTTACTGCGACGTTTCCAGTTACCGCCAAAGTGACCTTTTAGACGTTAAACCCTTCATTTTCCGAACAGAATTCACAGTAAAATCATGGTTTTTTGAAAATACAGGAGTGTAAAAACAAGAATGCCTGAAACATATAGTTCAAATGAAAGCAAAATCTACTACGTCGACGAAACAACCTACGGAACAACCCCCCTTAACCCTGCAATGCTTGGCATACCCGCCGAAAGCATAGAACCCACCATCAACCCAAACAACATCAAACTTCGAGGCGTCGGCTCAATGGATTTGCAGGCAATAAAAAAAGGCCTAAAAAACCCAAGCATAAAACTCTCTTACCCCTTGCCAAGTGATTCACCAATAAATTTTCTACAGTACGCTAAAGCTGAACTTGCCAAATCATTAAGCCTGCAAGTACTCTACTACAAAGACGTCTTTTCCGAGGCAGACGAAATAATCTCGCTGCTTTATACTGGCTGCAAAATCCAAACAGCAACAGTCCAATGCAGCGTCGAAGACGTCATAAAAGCAGACGTGGAACTGCTCGGTCAAGACGTAGTTACCTCCACAAGCAAAATTTCTGGAGCAACCTATTCAGACTACGCTGGAGCAATCCCCTTCTACGAAAGCTACGTCAAAAAAGACGCTTCAACACTTGAACGCGTAACAGACTGGAAATTCACCATCGCCAACAACCTGCGACAGGTACCCGTAATCAGAAACCCTAACGGAAACATCCTCAAATACATGCCCTACCGGTACCGCGACTTAACAGGAGAAGTCACCTTCGAGTTTGAAACAAAAGAAGAATTCGACGACATCATAAACGACCGAGACTTCACATTAGAATTCGGCTTAGGCGCCACCAACAAAGCCACTTTTAGCAACTGCAAATGGGAAAACACCCAAATCCCAACACGAATCGAAGACCTCGTCAACCTCAAAGCAACGTTTGTTGCAAAAACTTTCACAATAACTTGAGGCGCCAAAAATGACTGACAAAACAGATTACCCCAAACAAGCTGAACTATTCCTCAAATGGCTCAGCACATGGGACAAAATAGGCCACCGCATCCTTGACCTGCCCGAGTGGATGCAAACCATCCTTCTCGACGACATCAACACGGCAGTAACGAATCGAATCGCAATCATGGAGTTGATACTAAATGCACAAAGAAACAGTTAACATAAACTCTGAATACGGCGCCGAATACGTTGGCAAATACGTTTTCCAAGAATTAACTTGGGCAAAACGAAGCCGCATAATCCAAAAACACACAAAATATCACCCCTTAACAGGTCAAGTGGTAAACAGCGACTTTATCGCGATACAAGCCGAAACCATCTGGGCAGCCCTAAAAGAACAACCCCCCAGCATGCCGATTACGTTAGACAAACTTTTAGGCGAAGAAAACGGTGTTCCAATAGCCCTTGGCGAACTGTTCTCCAAAATCGCCAACAACCTGTGCGCCTTGACAAGGGAAGAAACCACTTTTTTATCAGAGCAATCCGACGCCAAAACCCCCACCCCGTCATCACAGAGTTTCGCCTCTGCAAAGAATTCGGCTGGACCCCAACAGACCTTGCAAAACAACCGGCAAGAACAATCCACCAATTTACCATCATCCTAAACGAAATAGACCAACAAACAGAACAGGAAAGAAGAAAAACCGAAAAAGAGGCAAAAAAACATGAGCGTCACAGTTAACATCAACATTTCAGGCGCCGAAGAATTCAAACAAGCCATAACCCGCTTTGACGAGGCAATGAAACGCCAAATCCAAACCAAACTGGCAGGCTGGGCTCAAACAACAAAAACAGATGCTGAAAGACTTGTTCCAGTAAGAACTGGTTATCTGAAAAGTACAATTTACGCCAAAACTCAAGATTGGCAAATAGAAATCGGCGCAACAGCCCCCTATGCAGCCTTAATCGAATTAGGAAACAGCATGCGGCGAGCAAAACCCTTCTTGGTTCCAGCAGTTCAAAATCGTCTCCCCGAACTTCAACATGTCATAAATGAAGCAATAGCAACTGCAAAAACGGAGGCAAGACTATGAGTTTCCAAGAAATAGCCATAACCATCCGCGCCATCAACCAAGCAAGCAACGAATTTAGCAAAATCCAAACAGACGCACAAGCATTATCCGCCCGCATAAAAAGCATGGGTTCCGCAATCTCAGGAATCGGAGTCGCAGGCGTAGCAGTAGGCTATGTAGCCAACCAATTCGGCGTATTAGATGACCAACAAATGAAAGTTTTCAATTCAGCCATGATGGTGGTGTCAGTTATGGGCATTTTTATGCGTACAAGCGTGGGCTTAGCGGTAGCCCAAAAAGTTTACTCAACTGCAACCGCAATAGCCACCGCTGTCCAAAACAGCCTAAACATAAGCTTCGCAACATTCCTTGCCCTGACAGGTGTAGGCATCGCAGCAATTATCGCTGCCGCCGCAGCAATGTACAGTTTCGCAAACAGCATGAACACCGCCACGGCAAGCATGCAAAGCTTCAACGAAACAGCCGCAGAAACACCACAAACCAGCCGAAGCATAAGACGAGCAGGCGACGACGAACTGTACCGACGAGGAGTCGAATAAAAATTGAGCGTAAACTCGCCCTCAATAGCTGTTGCTTTCGGCAGCATAGCCCCGCCCCAGGGAGACTTTATAATGATTCGGGTTCATTTAGGCTGTACCAAAGAAGTTGGCAGCTTCGAAGCCCTGATGCAGAACTGGAATGGAAAATACAGCCCAAACGGCACATACCCAATAACTGTAGGCTTAGATGGAAGCATTAGCATTGGCAGAGCCGCAACCTGCCCACAAATCATGACTTGCCGTGTAGAAAACGTCAAATACGAATCAACCTCCACAGAAAATTATCTGCGCGTCAGCGGTAGATGCTGGGGCGAACGCCTTTTCCGCAGGGTAGTCACCAAAACTTACGAGAATAAAAAAGGCGAAGAAATCATCAAAGACCTACTGGATTACTACATCGGGTTAAGCCACATCCGCAACAGCGTGGAACTCGTCGAAGACACAGACACCACTTACACTAAACTAGAGTATTCCGACACGCCCGTGATGGATATACTGCAGGAAATAGCCAGCAGCGCCGACCGTTCAGGCGTCATCGGCTTTGACTTCCGCATCGCTCCCGACGGCAAATTCGAGTTTTTTCCAAAAGGCACCAAAACCAGCCCAGTCACCCTTTCAGAAGCAATCGAAGCCAGCGAATACAGCAAAGACGTTATTCGTGTACGCAACCGCATAACCGTTTACGGCACATCAGACAAAAGCGTTCCCGCAGACAAAGACCAATGGACAGAAAGCCTAAACCCAACCGACGGCACATGGACCGCCACCTCAGGCACCGTAACCTTAGATACAACCACAAAAACACGCGGCTCCGGCAGTATAAAAACGTGGGCTGACCAGTTAATCTATGCTGGATGCCTACTAACGCTAAATTCTGGCAAAGAAGTAAACACTGACCAGTACCCTTTACTAAATTTTGGTTTATACCGAGATACCAGTTTCAACGGCAACGTCACCCTATCCCTCTATGACACAACAGACCACGCGGCACACAAAGAATTCACCGTTGGCAACGATAAATGGTTCCAAAACCAAATCCCAGTTGGACAAGCAAACGCTGACCTATGGCAAGTAGAATACGGCTTCAACTGGCAACAAGTAAACCGAATACGCGTTATATGCTGGTTCACGGATTCTGGTCCAGGCAGCTTTTGGGTTGACAGCCTATTTTTCGGCGGAAAACGCTACAGCAGCCAACAAGAAGACGCCGCGAGCCAAGCCAGTTTCGGTTTACGCGAACTCGTCGAAGTTAACGAGGAATACTGCAGTGACATTGAATGTGAATCCCACGCAAAAGCCCTGCTTTCCAACCTCAAAGACCCCGCCGAAGCCTTAAACCTACGAAGTACCGTGCTTGATTACGGTTCAACTCCGATTCTGGCTGGAGACAAACTGCATGTAGTATTACCTAACGAAGGCGTAAACAGCGATTTTCGCGTATTAAGCGTAGAATACACTGTTGACGGCAAAACCCAAACGCTCGAAACCACGCTGGAACTGGGCAAGGAAAAACCCTTGCTTGCCTACCACGTTTACGCCCTGCGAAGCAGAACAGACCGTTTAAGCCGCATCAAAAAATCAAAGTAG